AAAGTCATATTCACCAGTACGCAGGATGCGTGCTAGTCTTGCATTCTCTACCGCAACTTCTTCGCCCAAGCCTTTTGACTCGAACGCCGCTACGACGGTCTCCCATGTTGCCCCTTTATCAAGGAGCAGTTTGTCTGCTGTCTTTGCACCAACTGCCGGGCAACCTTTGTAGTTATCTGTCGCGTCACCTACGAGTGTTTGGTACAAGAAATTATAATCAGCTTCTTCTTTGTCTACCTCTACAACCTTACCATCAATCAAGTGGTATGCCGGAATGGTAAGTAAGTCTTTATCTAAAGACCAGATCACACTGTCTTGCATATCACTACCAAGTATTCCTAGTAAGTCGTCTGCCTCCAGCGTGTCCTCAAAACGGCCATTGTAATTATCGGATAAATATTTTTTAGCAAAATTTAGAAGCATTGGCTTGCGTGTGTTTTTACGATTAGCTTTGTAGTACGGGGCCACGTCCTTACGGTACAGCTTGTCCCCGGATAGACAGGTAATAACTTTGTTACACCCCGACTGCTCTTTAATCTGTGCCATGAAAGTTGACATATGGGAGATAACGTCTTTTTCAAAAGCGTGTAACGTCCAATACCCGTCACCCCAATCAATAGGAGTCTCAGCTACGACTGCTGCTTTGTATGCAACAATATCTCCATCAACCAATAGTGTTCTATTCATCATAGTCAGCCTCCTCTTCCATTTGTTTAACTCGTTTCAGACCAGACATTGCCAGTCGGTAATCAATGATGGCTTCAATGCACCACTTCAAACCAAGAGCTAGGCTAACTACAGCGAAGCTTACAACGAGAACTATATTTAACCAATTTATGTCCATTAAAATTTCCTATGTTTAACGCACCGGAGCTTACGTTTCAGAGGGTCAAACTCTATGAACTGCACGCCGAGTGCTTTTTGTTTTGGTGTTCGGGATGGCATATGGGTGTTGACGCCTTTCGTCTTCACATCAAAAAGGTAGATCTCATTATCCTTAATGCCAATCACATCAATTGCTCCCGTTGCTCCTGCATTGTAGAAAACTTCAAAGCCTTCGTCCCACAACCAAGTGATTGCGTACAGCTCTGCCATGTCTCCAATGCGATTAGGATCAGTGAGTTTCTGCCCAACTACGTCCGACGTCGAACTCCGAGTCGAGAGGACATTTGAATCCATACTTCCTTTCTGTGGCCTTAATAGCCTCTTTAGTGATTGCACCAATCGCTTCCTCCAAACCTTCTTTTACAATTATTTGAACTTCGTCATGCACAAACGCCACAATCGAAACTTCTTCGTTAGTGTAGCCTTTAGCTCTTATCATATTTTCTATCTCTACGTACCATCGTTTGCAGATGATCGCGCCAGCAGACTGAAGTAGTGTGTTGAGTGCAGCGTGGGCGTGGCGTATAGGAATTAACCTACCGTCAAGTCCTTTGATAAACTTCTCACCTGTCTGCATTTCAAGGCGAGTGTTTAGCGCCTCCGTAAGTTTCTTAAGCGCCGGGGTCTTTGCCAAGAATCTCTTCTTAATCTGTCCACCTTCTTTTGATCCCTTTCCAATGATCTCTCCGATCTTGCCATTTCCGGCACCATACAAGAATCCGTAGATAAAAGTCTTTGCTTGAGGACGTGTTGCAAGCCCTGCGGCCAACTGATTAGCTGTGTGTATGTCTCCTTCAAGAATCTCTCGTCCATATTTTCCTCCGTCAAATCGTGACATATAATGTGCAAGGCATCGAAGCTCTAAACCACTAGCGTCGGCACCCAATAAGGTAAAGCCTTCCGGTGCGTAGAATAATGAGCGGCACTCCTTCCCAAAGGCGGCACCTCCAGATGGTACTTGAGCGACGTTAGGGTTGCTGTGGGTACAACGAGAAGTAACAGCACCCATATGATTAACCCGTCCGTGTATACGCCCATCTTTTTGCAACTTGAGCCAAGCTTGCTTTCCATTTCCTAATTGTCCTAATCGTTTGTTCAACATCAGGAACTCGGTTAACAGTTTCGCTTCAGGCAGTTGAATATTTGCGAGAATCTTTTCGTCAACCTTCGGCTCACCTGATGGTGTATGCTCTTCGGGTTTCCATCCCATCTTCATAAGCCTGTCGGCTATCTGTTGTCGGGACGCTGGGTTAAAAGGTATTACTTTTGTTTTTGTCTTAAGCTCAACAATCGTTGGCTCCATGGTCTCGACTAACTCTTGCTCGATCTCTTGCTTCCGGGCAGCGAGTGTTGTGTATAAACGCTGCGCTGATTCGACATCAAAAGGAAAACCTACCTGCTCCTGTTGTAGCAGCATCCTATTCATGTCGTGTTCAAGATCCATAGGTTCTTTCGGATAATTTTTAGACTGAATTAATTTATATAACTTAACATTAAGGGCTACGTCTTGAATACAATATGTAAGCATTTCTTCAGAGAACACATCCCAAGCATCTTCTGCTTCACCATAGTCACCTTTGTTGTCACCGAGGCGTTGTCCCCATGCCTTAAGGGAGTGAGAACCAATCATTCTATTCTCAACTGTACGCTTCATCATGTCCTTTTCTTTAAGATGGGGCCAGACCAAGCGGGAAGCAACAAGCGTATCAAACACAACACCGTGATAGTCATAATCGAATAGCTTCTTTAAGACAGGTAAGTCAAATGCCTGTACGTTATGGCCGCCTATTACACCAGCCTCATCGAGGGCAGCTAGACCCAAGCGCACTTCCTTGTGGCCTACGTATGAAGTAACTATGCCAGTCGCTATGTTGTTGGTCACCATACAGTGAACCTTAGTACAGTCGTCTAGTAAGTTGTCCGTTTCAATATCGAATATTAACATTTAATGATTACCTCCAACTGTGTTTCTAACCAGACCGTAGCGCCACAGGGTAGTGGCTTATCAGGATTGCTTACAAGTCTTGCGACCTCCACACCTGCTGCTGTTTGGATAGAAGCGGCGTGGCCCTTACGATTCTTTTTGTAATCCTTAACCGTCAACGGTGGTAGTTGAACATCATCAGGGTACTTCTTGTTGTGTTTAACGTGGTGTTGATTAACGTGTATTCTAGTCTTCATAATATCCTCTCGTCGGAGTGATTAATTTAGTCGTCTTCAAGTACAGCCATCACGCCCTTCTCAGGCAAGATGTAAAACTCTTCTCCATTGTCTTCGAACTTTTCCATGTTGGTGAACTGACTAAACAAAACCGTATCACCAACCTTAACACTGATTGGAACAAGCTTGCCGTTGTCCATCCGGGAACCTTCGCCAACAGCTAGTATGACACCGGTTTTAATTCTATCTATAGCACCAGCCGATAAGATAATACCGCCTGATGATTCTTTCTCTTGTTCTGCTAATTTAATAAGGACTCTATCGCCCACTGGTTGAATCATTTTTTTCTCCTAAAAAGGTATGTCGTCTACGGCGTGCTCTGCTGCAACCATACGACCTGTTGTTGTTGAGTAGCTAAGTTGTCCTGCTACACCTGTATCACCTGACCATCTGTTCTTAAGAACCCTGACGGTTGTGATGTTACTGTTCTCTTCGTCTTGCTGGTTACGTTCTAAGCCAATTACAATGTCACTTAACTGTGCGATTGCAGCCGAACCTCGAAGCTGCGAGAGGGACGTTACCTGCCCTTCTTCGTGGCCCTTGTCACCGGCTGGTCGTCTTAAGTGCGACACGACAATCATACCAATGTTAAGCTCTTCTGCGAGTGAGCGTAAATTTGTCATCATGTTATCAATGATACGTCGCTCGTCACCGCCTTCGATACCGGATACAACAATACTGATGTGATCTAATATGATATACTGGCATCCGCACCCTCGTGCTAGATACCTGATCTTCGCTAGTAAATTGTCTGATTCAGTAGAACCCCAGTGATCATAAATGAACACTCTACCTGTGCCTAGTGTTGCGTCAAACGCTTCACGTAGTTCCTCTGTTGGGACAGTCTCAAGGTGTACTGGTTTATTTAAGTGTAAGGACATCAAGCCTTGCGCTGTGCGTTTGCTGGATTCCTCCAACGCAACATAGCCTATGGTAGCGCCTTCGTTCAAGAAGTGATATGCAAACTCACGAGTGAGCTGACTCTTACCTAAACCTGATCCTGCTGTTACTGTAACGATCTCACCTAAGCGACAACCACCAATCTTCTTATTAAGATCTTCGTAAGGGTAAGGGATGGTGCTCACATTCTTCTCTGTTGATACCTCTTCCCATAACTCGTCGCCGTTAATGATACCGTCCGGGGAATATTCTTTTGCATCCCAGAAGGCATTGATTAGCTCTGCGTGTCTCCGAGCTTGAAGCATCTCTGAAGCATCCTTCAAAGGGAGTTTAGCAATCTTAGCTTTGCGGGGTGA